TTATTTGAATAAATTTTTTGAGACGTTTTCCATTAGATTACTAAATCTTTGGGAAGCGTCTTTTTTATATGATTTTGTGATACTTGCATATATGTTCATAGTCGTCTGTATATCCTTATGGCGTAATCGTTCTTGTATCTCTTTAATATGTACGCCAGCTTCAATTAGAAGGCTACAGTGCGTGTATCTGAACGAGTGAGTACCAATGTTCTTATCAATGTTTGTTTGCTTCATAATTGATTTAATCCATTGTGACAGCTTCTTAATAACAAGAGGATAACCGTTATTATCTGTGAATATGAAGTTATTATCGATATACAATTCATCTTTCCATTTGTCCTGCACATTCACTTTGTAATCTAGTAGTAGCTTAACTACATTTGGATCTACTGAAATTGTACCAATAGATGATTTAGTTTTAGGTGTGAGTATCTGATACTTCTCTTTGTTGTTATTAGGATTATAGTAAGTTTTAGTAATGCTTATTGTACATTCTTCCACATCTAAATCAGACCACTTCAAAGCCAATAGTTCACCAGCACGCATGCCAGTGTAAGCAAGAGTGGTAAATACTTCAAAGCTATTTGCTGGTGTGTGGTTATCTTTAGCAATTTTCAAGAACTCATATAGTTCATCTTTTTCTAGGAATTTCTGCTTAATATCATTGTTTTCTAATTCATCAACAGTGGGATTATATTTAGATCGCTTTATACCTTCAAATGGTGGGGTAGATATAAGTCTCATATCAATAGCATACTTAAATATAAGGTTTGTAGAACTAACAATGCTATCAACATAATTCTTGCTATACTTTGCCTCCATATCGTCCACAAATGCCTGATATAGACGTTTATTAATCGTTTGTATAGGTAAGTTACCAAACTTCTCTCTAGCGTGATATACAGCCTTCTCACGAGCTCTCACACTGCTCACTTTAGCATCTTTACTATATGACTTAATCCATTCATCAGCAATGTTATTAAATGTGTTAGAAGAAGGTGCGATATACTCACCATTTCTTATTTGTCTCTCGACTAATTCAGCGTGATTTTTAGCATCAGACTTACGCTTGAATCCAGATTTAGATATATATTCATATTTGCCAGTGTTAGGATTTTTACCTAATGAAATACGATAACGCCACGTGTTACCACGCTTCTCATAGTTTGCCATTTAATCACCTTCATTTTCTATCCTTAATTCATATTCGTACATTTCATAAGAAATGAATAGTTTGTATTCTTCTATCTTTACATATTTATCTAATTCACCAGCCTTTTTGAAACTGTCAGAATAGAAATGCTTTGAATACCATGTTGTAGATGACACCATTGTATCTGCATAAGGCATAAAATTTACACTAAGAGGGAACGTGGAAAAATCATAGATACCATTTTCGTATGCTTTTTTGAAAATTAAACCCATAAATGGAATGAATAAATTAAGTGTAGTTTCGTTAGTTCTGTTTTTAACAATGTGCCTTACATGTTTACCACTGGTTAATATTTCTGTGGGAAATTCACCTGATAAATTAACGATAACACCTTTTAATTTTGTATTTTTATTAAAAGTTAATAGTAATTTTTTAATTTCACGATCTTCATTTAGATAAGTGCATTTTAGATACATATTTTCATCATTGTTAACCATTACAAAATAATCATCTTTTGGAATCAGTTCAACATCTAATATTTCTAGAGTATTATAACCATCATCTAAAATTAATAATTCTTCTATTTTACAATTTAATGTACTTACTATTTTTTCTAATGTTTCGAATTGAATACCTTTACTTTTACCAGTCGATAATAAACTTAAAGTATTTATAGATAACCCTGTTTTGCTAGACAACTCTTTAAGAGTAACTTTTTTATCTTTCATTATTTTTTTGAGATTGAATTTAATCATGTTCATTCCTCCAATAGTAATCAAGTAAAATTTATCATATGTTTGTAAAATATACAATTATTTATAGTAAAACTTTGTAAAACATAAGATAAATACCAATTAACTATTAATAGAATACCAATATGTAGTAAAAACTATTGACAATACATTTATAAAAAAGTAAACTATAGTTAATTACTAATATAGTAGTAATTAATTAATAACATATAGTAAAAGGAGGGCTTATCAATGACTGTGGTTATCAAAAGTAGATATTTAAAAGAGTTAATGTTTATAAAAGGATATAACCTTTCAACATTAGCAGATGAAGTTGGTATTTCAATTTCTTACATGAGCCAAATTATAAATGGTAAAAGAACACCTAGTGCAATGTTGGCAACTAAGATATCTAAAGTGTTCGATGTAAGTGTAGAGAAATTATTTACATTTAAAGATAAGGAGGAATCTCAACATGTTCAACATTAATATTGATGAATCAGAAGCAAGAGAAATGTTGCAAAAAGCAATTGATGAAAGAGTAGAGGAATTAGCAAAAGAGAAGTATTTCATGACTTACAAAGAGTTAGCAGAATATCTTAACTTATCCAAACCAACTATCGATGAACTACTTATTAAAAATGGAATGCCGTACTTTCGTGTTGGTAGCACATACAGATTCAAAAAAAGTGATGTGGACAATTTTATGAATTCCGTCACTGCACAAATGGATATTATGAATAACGATTTGAAGAATTTGAAAATTAAGCAGGAGGGCTAGAATATGAATAAATCACAATTAGAAATTTTAGACGATATTTTAAACACATTTGAAGCAGTTATTGATAATAAGCAATCGGAATACAAACATAAGATTAAAGAAGGTTGTAAAGAATGGTTTGAAATAAAAAATCGTGAAGAACATTTGGAAGCTATGATGCAATGGGCAGTACAGGAATTAAGTAATAACTTTGATTTAGGAGGTATTTAACAATGAACAATAACTTATGGGAAATCAAAAACTTAAAATGTCATATGGACGTGCTACAAAGCAAAATGAAAGATTTAATTCAATCAAATTATTGGTTATTAGAAGATTACTTCGAAGATGAAGAACTAAAAACGAAAGCTGATGTTATGAAACATGGGTGTGGTTATTCAGAGCAACGTATCAAACTTAATCAATCAGTTACTTTACTACAGACTTACAAAAAAGAAATGGACGATTTAATTGCAGAGTTGGATTCAGAAATAACTAAGTTGAAAGAGGTGGAGTAAATGAGAGAGTTAGGTTTGATATATTTCATATTATTGAGTGGTGGCATACTCCTATACAAAGGCGTGGACTTCGTAACGGCATCATATTTCGCAGTATTGATTGCAGGCATGTTAGCTTACTTATACGTGAATATTTTGGAATTTAAAAAGCCTAATGTTGACGGCAATCAACAAAAGGCAACAAATAATTTAAAAAAATAACATAAATATATTCTATCACAAAGAAAGGTTTGATTAAATGGACGAAACAATTCTTTATAATAAACATTTGGAATTTCACTCACAGTTAGACTATGTGAATACGATAAACTTGTCACGTATCAAAGAGATTAGTAAGCGAATCAATTTCGCTTCTATCTCTAGTGATAAACAAATCTTTAATAACAAAGGTAACTTATATCATCGTGAAAAGAGTGATATAGGTGATTACATTAATAATCTTACTTTAGATTATATCATAAAAGCCAAATCATTAGGGGTAATTTATGGGACGATCTATACAAAAACTACAGAAAATGATAATGGCGAAGAAGAAAAGAAGTCTACATTTAAGTCAGATACATTTAACAACTACGCAAGATTTATAGCTGATCTCATTTCAGATTTAGTAATTTATTCAGATGAACTTGATTGTTTCATTATCGTAAAAGATAACACTTATGAAGTAATAGACGAAACAAACTTTGCTTTAAATTATCCAGTAGATAATAAACATCAGATTGATGATTTTTTAGAAGTCATGCTTGAAATCTATCGAGAGCGATTAAACGTTAAACACAGATACAACATACTACCTTATACAATCGCTGGTAATGATTGGATATATGATTGCCGTAAATTAGAATACAGTGAAAAAACATTAAGTTCAAATGAACTATATATCAAGAAATATGATGTAAATGCTAAAGATATAGACACAGATAAAGCTAAAGAGTTTTATGATCTAGTCACCGAAAATGATAAGAGTAAAAACAATTTAATGCTTATGCACGCTTATACGATGTATAGAAAAATGAATCTGATACAAGCCGAGAAATGGTTCTTGATGAAAGACTTTGGCAGATCAGGAAAAGGGTTGCTAATGACTACATTTGATGCATTGTTACAAGTCAACAAAGTAAATTTCGATAGTTTGATATCGGGTGGTTTTGAAGCATCTAACGAGTGGATGAACTTTTACGGTGCAGATATCGCTCATGCTAATGAAACAGGGGAAATCACAAAAGTTATGATGCGTATATTGAGAAAGATCGCTACAGGTGAATATATTTCAGGTCGTGGTATCGGTAGAAATGCTTTCACATTTAAGAATAACGCAGTGCTGATACTTGATACAAATGAAAGTGTAGATACAGGAGAAATTACAGCTAACACAACACGAACAGTCAAAATTTCATTAAAGGATAGACCACTAAATGAAACAGACGAAGAACGTTATCAGATATTCAAGCCATATTGGGACTTCGTACAGCCACATGGTAAAAAATCAGTAACAGCATCAGTTTCATTCTTGATAGCAAGTTTAGAATACCTTAAAGAAATTGGGCGAGAGTTCAAGTTTAATGATGTAACACTTAAAAATTATTTTAGTGCTGATGAATTAACAGAAACACAAGTTATTATGCTTGAAACTTTATCGGAACATGGTTTTGTATTTGCTGGTGACGAAATAATTCAAAAACTGATTGAACAAGATTATAAAAGCTTGAGATACAAGCAGGCTAAAGATGATATGAAAAAGATCGGAATAAGTATTAATCATCAGAAATGGATAGACGGAGTAAATACTAAAGTTCACAAAATAGGTAATCCAGAACTATTTAACATGGCATTAGAACTAATAACTAAAGAATAAGGGTTAGTATAACCCTTACTAACTCTTATTATAACTCTTAAAACATTGTAAGAATAGGCACTAACCCTTGTAACCCTAATTTCTATAGCGATTTTTAAAAGGATAAAATATTTTAGGGTCTTTAGAGAAAAATATGCGTTATAAGGGTTAGGGGTTAGGAGGTATTAAATGTCAGGATATCATGTTGCAAAAGAACTACTACAAAAGAATATACAGGTAATTCCACTAGATCAGTATAAAAAGCCAACAGTAACATTTAAAGATGCAGTCATTGATGATGACTTCATAGAATATCATGCTAGGCATTATCATCAAACAAATGTATTAGGGGTACTTACTCGTAGTGTGTGGTGTATCGATATTGATGTAGATCATGCAGAAGGTAAGAACGGTTTTGAAAGTATTGAACATATACCATTTAATGATGAACTTGTAACCAATATGGATAACACGCTAGTACAAACTACGCCAAGTGGTGGTAAGCACATTATATTCAAAAAACGTGATGGGATTAATTATAGTCAAAAAATTGATTACTTGCCTTCAGTGGATATCAAAGCACACCCTAACAATTATTTTGTGCTTGCAGGTAGTAAAACCGTTAAAGGTAAGTACACACACAATAGTGTGCGTGTAACTAAGTATGAAGGTGAATTTGAAGAACGTATATTTTCTAAACGTGGTAATTATTCTCAACAAGTCCTAGATGATTATTCTGTACAAAATACTTTGAATAATTATGATTTTTCACATTTAAAGAATCATGGCAAAGGTGGATTAGGAAAACAAGCATATCAGCGTATCGTTGACGGACAAAGCACCGAAAGGAATAACGACTTATATTTGGCAGTAAGTTATGCAAAGCAATGTAACGTAGATATAGAGCCATTAAGAGTATTAATTGGCGATGTAAAAGATGGTGACGAATTTAAACGAAGTGAATGGGAGGCGACTGTGAGAAGTGCAAGCTACTAATTATGAAATTAACTATGACAAAGAAGCTAAGAAAATTGGACTAATCGTTGGTATATCAGAAGAAATCTATTTTTGTTCATTAAGTCGTGTATCAACAGTATACGTTGAGAAAATTGGCGATCATTGGGTAGCATGGCGTGAGAATTATTTATCAAATCATAAAAGAATCAGCAATTATAAAATGATTGCTAACGGTAGTTTTGAGTTAGTAATGGCACGAACTAAGAATTATCTACAATATATCAAGAAGAAAAGGAAGTGATAGCATAAAATATCACTTCTGAAGTTAAGTAGCATGAATTAAAACAGCTCAACCATTGACACAACTAGCTTTATATACCCCTATGTGGTATAATATAATCAACTAATTAGTACTAGGTACTAATACCAGACCGTAAAAATAAAAACAAAAGGGTGAGAAAATGCCTAAATGGATAGATAAATTATTGGGAATTGAAAAAGTACAAGAGCAACAAATGAAGAACTTTGAAATGTTAAATGGTGGTTATAAATCATTTTCACAATTCACAGGGGACGCTTATCAAAATGATATTTATAGATCAGCAGTTGATTCAATCGCACGTCATATAGCGAAGTTATCGGGTAAGCATATCATCAATAATTCAAAACAAAACGATAGCAACTCGAAAATTAATCGCTTATTACAAGATAGACCAAACCCGTATATGTCGGGATATGATTTTCTATACAAAGTCGCAACGCAATACTTCTTATATAACAATGCTTTCATACTCGTACAGAAGGACAGTAGAGGCAACTTATCGGGACTATATCCATTGTCACCAACTAATGTCGAGTATGTGGTAGATGCAAGCAATGAAATGTATCTTAAATTCTTATTCAGTAATGGCGAAAAAGTCATTTTGCACATGAATGAGGTGGCAGTGTTACGCAGGCACTTCAACAGTAATGAGTTACTAGGTGATGACAATTCAGCTATTATGTCAACATTACAACTAGCACATACACAAAATGAAGGTATGAATGAAGCGATTAAAAATTCAGCACAAATCAGAGGGATAGTTAAATATACGCAGGCATTAAGTCCTAGCAAGCTAAAAGAAGCTAAAGATGAGTTTATGAATAACTATTTCACAATGGCTAATAACGGTGGCGTAATACCCGTTGACACGTCAATGGAGTACCAGCCTTTAAATGTATCAGATGTTCAAATTGATACGTCACAAATGCAAGTAGTGAAGCAAAAGATATATGACTATCTAGGTATTAGTGAATCAATCGTAAATGGTACTTATACAGAAGATGGCTGGCAAGCGTTCTTTGAATCCATTATCGAGCCATTTTCAATACAAATAGCACTAGAACTGACTGATAAAGTTTTCAGTGAAAGAGAAAAAGCATTTAACAATCGCATAATATTTGAATCATCAAAATTACAATATGCAAGTAATCAATCAAAAACAAATGTTATTAAAGAATTGTTGCCATTAGGTGTACTAACAGTCAATCAAGCATTGGACTTACTCAATTTACCTAATGTGGAAGATGGGGACAAACGTATACAATCTTTAAACTATGTAGATAAAGATATCGTCAATGAATATCAGATGCAGAATAAGGGGGACAAAGTGAATGAAGGAAATTAGATCAGCAGAAATACAAACAGATTCTAAAAGTACAGAAATGATACTTGAAGGAACGCCAATTGTTTTTAATAAACCAACAACAATATATACACCAACAGGCTCATATACTGAAGTGATTAAGCGTAATGCGTTAGACGGCTTGAAATTGAATGATACACGCCTTTTAGTATCACATGACCATAATCGTATACCATTAGCAAAATCACCTAAGACAATGGAAATATGGACTGATGAAGTAGGTATGCACATGAGGGCAACTTTACCAGATACAGAAGAAGCACGCTCTGTTTATACGGCAGTAAAACGGGGCGATTTGACAGGTATGTCATTTGGATTCACTTGTAGCAAAGACGGTAGTCTATACGATGTGAATACACGTACAAGAACAATTAACAAGATTGATAAGGTGCTTGAGTTTTCAGTAGTGAATTTCCCAGCATATGAAGAAGCAAGTGTGGAAGCAAGAAATCAAATTCAAGATGCAGAGTTAAGACACGAACAATACAAGCAAGCACAGATTAATCTAAATAAATTATTAGTGAAGGAGATTAAATAATATGAATTTTAATACAGTAGAAGAAGCATTTAATCATTACCGTAATTCAAGTATTGAAGATATCGAAACAAGAGCAGGACAAATCAAAGGGACTATTGAGAACGATCCAGAAGCAGATATCACAAAGTTAAATATTGAAATTGAAGGACTTAACCAAGCAAAAGAAAACATTAAAGATAAGGAGCAAGAATCAATGACAAAAGAAAACCAAGAGCAACGCTCATTTAATCCAATTACAGGTACACAAATCAAAGGACAACACGAACTTAATAAAGATAATATCTTCAGTTCAGAAGAATATCGTTCAGCATTCTACAAACAAATGTTAGGACAAAACTTATCAGAAGTTGAAACACGTGCATTTAATATGGCAATGGCACAACAAGATGCAGAACATAGAGCAGACAGCTTTTCATCTTCTAGCAATTCATCAGCAGTTTTACCAGAACAAACATTAAACGAAGTGATTAAGAAAGCACGTACACAAGGTGGCTTAATTGGTCATGTTAGATCATTCAACATTCCGACTAAGATTAGTATTCCAATTGGTACACCATCAGCTAAAGCAGAATGGCATACAGAAGGTGCTAAAGTAGATTCAGAAAATCCGACAACTGCATCTGTACAGTTTGAAGGTAATGAAATCATTAAAGTATTCTCAATCAGTGTGAAAGCTAAGACGATGTCTATTTCAGCATTTGAATCATACTTGATTGAAGAATTAACAAGTGCAGTAGTAGAAGCTATCGATTATGCGTTAGTCAATGGTACAGGTACTAATCAAGGTCAAGGTGTCTTAACTGGTGTAACATGGAACGCTGGTAACACAGTAGACTTAACTGGTGAATATACAGACTTCACTAAAGCATTAGCATTATTGAAACGTGGCTATTCAGCAGGTGCTAAATTCGTTATGAGTAACGCAACATTATACAACACTGTATATAGTTTAGTAGATGCTAACAAACGTCCTCTATTTATTGCAGATGCACAGAATGAATCAATCGGTCACATTCTAGGTAAAGAGGTTGTAGTCGATGACAATGTGGAAGATGGCACTATCTTACTAGGTAACTTCAACTATCTAGGCTATAACTTACCAGAAGGCTTAATGCTTGAACAATCAAGAGAATCATCATTCCGTAGTGGATTAGTTGATTACAGAGCAATGGCTATCGCAGACACTCGTGTGTTAGTAGATGAAGCCTTTATCAAACTATCAGCATCAACAGGTGCATAAAATATAAACAGTTAGGGCATCAGTTGTAGCTGGTGTCCTTTCTTAATAAAGGAAGTGTATATATGATTATAACAATAGAAGAAGCACGTAATACATTACGCATAGACGGTGATTATAACGATGATATCATCATACCTTTAGTGGAATCTATACCAGACTATTTATACCTAACGACAGGTAAAGAATGGGACGATGGCAAAGATACTAATCCGTTAGCACAAACAACAGCTAAGTTTATATTACAACTATGGTTTGATCCACAGACAAAGGATAGTGAGAGATTAAAGCGTACAATAGATGGGCTACTTGTATCATTAACAGCATTAGGAAGGTCATACGATGGCTAGAAGTGTATCAGAATCATTTTATCGCTCAACTAAATGGATAAAGTGTAGGAATGGTTATATGGCTTCACAACACTATATATGTGAACGATGTGGAGGACTAGCAACTATATGCCATCATAAAATTTGGTTAAATCAATCAAATATTGATGATCCAATGACTACTTATAGTTGGGATAACCTAGAAGCGTTATGTATTGATTGTCATAACAAAGAACATTTTGGAAGTGGCGTAACAGAAAACGGATTAACATTTGATGATAATGGAAATTTAATAAAAATATAATTTAAATTTAAAAAAATAAAAATAAGAAAATATTTTATGCCCCCAAGTTGAAAATTCAAAAATAAAGTCGATAGGAAACGATGATGGGCTTAACTTTACCTCTAAACGATATTTTTAAATCTTTTAGGGTAGCCTAAACTTATGAAAAGGAGAATATTAAATGAAAAAGATATATAATTCTATTAATTTAGAAAAACTTAAAGAGATAATTGATGAACAAGATATACAAAATAAACCAGTAGCATATGACTTGTTAGAAGAACTTGAATTTATGAAAGAAACAATGGCAGAACTTAAAGCGACTGTACAGCTTCATGGTGCAACATATATCTTTAGACAGGGTGAACAGGAGTATCTAAAAGAAAATCCAGCTATGAAGTCTTATAATGCCACAGTACCTAAATATAACGCTATTATGAAGCAATTACTTTCTCTTATGCCAGAACAAACTGAAGAAAAAGATGCGTTTATGGAATTTGTAACAAATGACTAATTACATCATTGAGTATTGGCAAGAAATAGAGAAAGGTAATATCGTTGTATCTAAAAGGATTTATAAGCAATATCAAAAGTTAGTTCAAGATATAGATCACCATGATAAATATATTTATGACAGTGCTAAAGCATTAAGACCAATTAAATTTATTGAAGCATTTTGTCGTCACTCAAAAGGTGAATTGGCTGGTAAACCATTAATATTAGACTTATTCCAGAAAGCCTATATATCGGCTCTATTCGGCTTTATAGACAAAGATACAGGTCATAGACGATATACAGAATCATTTTTCTTTGTAGGGCGTAAAAACGGTAAGACAACCATGTTAAGTGCGATTGCCTTATATATGCTTATGGCAGACGGTGAAAGTGGTGCAGAAGTGTATTCTGTGGCATCTAAACGTGACCAAGCTAACATACTATTTGACCAAGCACATGAAATGATTAAGCAAAGTCCAGATTTAAATAAGAATATCCGTAAGCGTAAAAGTGATTTATATTTTCCACATAATTTTAGTAAGATGCAATCTCTAGGCAAGAACTCTAATTCACTTGATGGACTTAATGGTCACCTTGTGGTTATAGATGAATTACACTCAATTCAAGACCGTAACTTATATGAAGTTATGAAACAGTCACAATCAGCACGTACACAGCCTTTATTAATTATGATTACGACTGCTGGTACACATAGAGGTACAATCTTTGATGATATATACGAGTACGCTTGTAATGTGGTAGACGGTAACTTTCAAGATGATAACTTCTTACCTATTATGTATGAGTTAGATAATAAAGGTGAGTTTAAAATGCCAGACAGATGGCAGAAGTCAAATCCAGCGTTAGGTGTATCTAAACGAGTTGAAGATTTAGAGCGTAAAGTAGCAAGAGCAAAGAATAATCCAAGCGACTTAACGGGTATCTTGACGAAAGACTTTAACATAAGAGAAATTACGGGCAGTGCATGGCTAACATTTGAGGATATCAATAATGAAGCTACATTTAATATTAAAGACTTCGCAGGCACGTATGCTATTGGTGGTGCTGATTTAAGTATTACAACAGATTTAAGCTGTGCCACGTTATTATTTATTGATCCAGAAACAGAACTAAGATATGTACATCAAATGTATTGGCTACCACATGATAACTTACAAAAGCGAGTTCAAGAGGACAAAATACCATATGACAAATGGCACGAACAGGGCTATTTAAGGTTATGTAGTGGCAACACGATAGATTATTCAGATATTACAGATTGGTTTCTTGAAATGCTTAATGAGTACGATATAACACCATTGTGGATATACTACGATAACTATTCAGCTAGATATTGGGTAGATGAAATGGAAGCATACGGATTTAAAATGGTTAGAACACAACAGGGTGCTAGAACGTTAAGTTTACCAATGCAAAATATGGGTGCAGATTTGCAGAAGAAGAAAATTAATTACAATAATCACCCTATTCTAAAATGGTGCTTAACGAACACAGGTGTTGAAACAGATAGAAACGGTAATATTGTACCAATTAAAAATCAATCACCTAAACGTAGAATTGATGGTACAGCTTCATTATTAGATGCTTATGTAGGATTGTTTGATAACTTCGAACAGTTTTTAAGAGCAATGTAACAAAACATACTAGCATAGTCCAAATTTGGGCTTTGTTTAGTCATAAGGTCGTTAAACACCACATTATACAAAAAATACATGTTGCTCATTGTGATTCTGACGCCTCGAAATACTTTTATGTGGGTAGTTATAGGCTAACTTGCCTAGAAATCGCTTTGAGTGAATACAGAAAAGAGGGATATAATGGCATATCATTTTAATACAAGAATAGAAATAATCGAAATGCGAGAAAGCGAAGGACCAGAAGCTGGAGGTACTGAACAAGTCGTGATTGCTAAACCGTGGGCAGATATTAAAACAATGAAAGGTACTGAATACGACTTGTGGCAATTAACGGCTAATGAACAGCCTATACGCTTTATTATTAGATATCGTAAAGGTATTAATACAACAATGGAAATAAGATATGATAACAAAACATATAATATAAAATCAGTTGCTAATGATGATGGTAAAAATGAAACGATCACGTTATTTGCTTCAACTGTACAATAAAAAAGGGTATCCCTTAAATAGGGACGCCCTTTTCTTATTAAAGCAAATTAAAAATGAAACACCTAAACAAATTAGATATTTATAGGTTATTTGGGTAAATTTTACCGTGTACCCAACGGTCATAGCAATTCAGAATCTCAATCTTAAATGAAAAGTAGAAAATTTGGGGTACTAAAGGTACAGGTGCTTAATCCTTATTCCCTTTAGTATTTTGTAGGTTTCCCTACAATTATATTGTAACACATTTTATAAAACAATAAACCAAAAAAATAACTAATTCTACTAAATGGTAATTTGTACTTTACATGTGGTATTTGTTATAATAAATCCAACAAATTAAGGGGGAAAAGAACAATATGAACATTCAAGTGATTAATCAACTATTAAGTGATGAAAATGTTGTAGGCGTTCAGATATCATTAACAGAAAACATTAGTGTATCAGTTAGTGACTTTGATAAAAAATTATCTAGTGCTAATATATTATATGTCACTAAACCATCAATGAAAGTTGTTAATTTAGAATACGCTGTTAAATTAGAACCAATAAGTGATATATATATTTAG